TGATTCTGATTGTGTGTTATTTTCCCAACCAGCTTCATCCATGGCTGTATTAAATTCATCTGCTAGTGATGGTTCTGGTTGTACATTTTCTTCTGACATCGTTTTATCTCGTTTTCTGCTTATTAGTTAAAGGGTTAAAAGAATTGTTAGCTTGGCAATCCACCACCTGGCATCAAGCCTGATTGAGGCAATGGAGGAGGTGCAGCTAATGGAGCCTCACCACCCGGGATAGGAGCACCAGCACCTGGAGGCATGATACCTTCAATTGGTGCTGGTGGTGCAGCAGCTTCCTGTTGCTTTTGAATCAAAGCCTTAGCATCATCCATCCAATCTCTCATTAGTTGAAGGATTGCTTCTGGTGCACCATCGTCTTCAGCATCTAAGACAGCTTCAATCATTATCTTAATGCCAAGTTCTAGGTCATGATAAGGTTGTGGTTGCTTATATGCTGCTTCTAACTCTTCTTCAGATTCAGGGTTAGCTTCAAGCATTCTTTGGACAAGGCTTTCGAATACACGCCTTTGTGCACCCTTCTTCTTGCGAACATGTTCAATATCAGGCATATCAAGAAGTTCTAATGCACGATCTTGTTCAATGATGCCAGCAGATATCATTTCTTGAATGAATTCCAACCTTCCTGCTGGTGTTGAAGGTAATGAACTTGCACTGTGAACAACAATCTTGAATCTTGCATCCTTTAAGTCAATATCAGCAAGCTTCATGTCTTTGATGAAGTCTAATCCTGGAACACTTAACTTAGTATCTTTTTTGCCTTCAATCTCTAGGTCACGTGCTTCATCTAGCAACAACCAACATAGGTCAACGATGAAGTCCTCATATCCTTGCTGAACTTGACTAAATCTTTCTGATTGAATGTCTTCCATCTGTCGAATAGCAACACCAGCTGTTATGCCAGGTTCTTTTCTTGCAGAAGCACCAAGTTCAGATACACCAGCAATTCGATATGCATTTGACATCAATCTTTCTAGATGTGATATAGCTGCTTGTGGCACAGCATCAGTCGTTGACCATTTGGGTGCTTGATTACCAGAGTATTCCATGATTGCACCAAAAGAATTATCAATGTGTTGCTTTTTAATGGATGAACCCTTTGGAACGAATACAACAGGCCTTGCAGTTAGTCGAATTGAACGCTGAATGTTGGACATCATCTCATTGATTTTGACTTGAATTTCGACAAGCTGTTCAACCAACCCTTGTGACCAAAATCCAACCTGTGGTTCTGGTGGCCATCTGAAGAATGCAAATGGGAATGAATCTTTTTCATATTTAGAATCATGAAGTGTTGCACCATGAATGCTTCGAACAAAGCGACCATCTTTTGATTTGCCAGACGATCTTAAGTGCCATGATTCTGTAACTCTAACGAGGTGGCTCTTTGTTACATCACGACCCATAGCTTCTGTTATCTCTTCAGCCTTCTTTGGGTACAGTGCACACAAGATGTCCACGTCGACATAGCGTATGTGATGCATGGACCTTGGTGAACCATAAAAGGCTTCAGACGAGTCCACTAGAATGTGATGTGGTAACACCCGCTCCATTGCAATGTCATCACCATTAAATGATACCTTAATGATGCCCATTCCCCAGACTGCAGCATCAACAAAAGCTTTCTTTGTGTATCGCCACATATGCAGATCATTTGCAAGACCATCTACGAATGTATTGATTCTCTTGGCAACACGCTTATCTTTCCATGAACCATCTGAAGTGACGGCTTTGATTATGGGCTTCTGCTTAGCAATTTTTGCAGTTACAGTGTCGACCATAGATTTCGTGACGTTGAATGTAACATCATCTGAGCCTAAGTTATATTGCTGGCCAACAAGATCTTGTGGTTCTAAGCCAGGCAGGTCTCTATTTTGATAAAGTGATGAATAGAATGCATGATCTGTTTCATGACTGTCTTCTTCTTTAATGACACTAACAACCTCACCAATTCTATCACTTACACTATCTTTTGGTGCAGCCCACCAAGCATTTAATTTGACATCTGACATTTAGAATCCTTTCCTCTTTCTTTCAATCCAAGAGCTATTTTGTGCTTCTTGGATACGTTCTGCCCATTTTCTTTCTTCATCATCATGCCAAAGATTATCTTCAGCTTCGAGTTCTTGTGCTTCTTTTGCGTTATGTGTCCAATGCAGACATTCACGCCAGGCGTATCTCAGTGCATCAATAATGTCACTATGTTCTCCACCTGTTGGCTTTCTTTTCTTCATATCTTCACCTACCCATGTCACTTTAGGAAGTTCCTGAGCGCATGTTGAACTAGGTGGCACATTAAGCTTTCCAGTTCTTAGGTCATCATTAAGTAGTCTAATGAAATCATTTTTGTCATGCTTTTGTGCTGGAGTTATTGGAATATCATGACGTTGCTGGACATCAAATGCGAACTTATTGCCACCAGCAGCTGAGTCGATAACAACTGAAATTGGGTCGTACTTGTCATAGAAGTCTTTAACTTGTTGCATAAGTTCAGTGAAGCCCTGTCTTGCTTTGATCATTTCTTCAATCAACCAGACTTTATCAGTCCTTTTTGGATTGAAGCCAAGAACTGCGATTGCATCTGCATCGACATGTCCTGTATCGATTCCTATGACATAATGCATATCATCTAAATCTTTTGAGGACGGCAAGCAGTACTTAGATGAATCGTAAGAGTACACCATTGCGTCCTTGTCATCAATCCACTCGCCAAGCCACTCCCTGCGAAAAGAAGCATCTTCCCTTGTACGACCAGTTGACTTAAGTTCTTCATCTAAAATTTCGTCAGATAGAACAATCCTTCCTTCAGCTTTGCTTCTTTTCGCCAATAGCCAGTGATTGTCTGAAATATTCCAGGGGCCAAATGACTTAAAGCCATGCTTCCCTTGTGAACACTCATAGAAGAAGCCATTCTTCAGGGGTCCAGGTGTTCCAATAAGTGTTAGCCTTCCCCCAGTATCTGCGAGTGTTGGTCGAAGAACTTCCATGATAAGTGTTCGAAGATATGGCCCATAGTCTTTACCTTCATCTAAGATGATGAGGTCGAATAGTTGTCCACGAACTTTATCAATTTCACCAGCATTTGAACAACCACCCAAAAATAGTGTTGACCCATTTTCGAACTTGATTGATAGCATTGTTGCGTTAACTTTTGCTGTTGGAAAGAATTCACGAACAAGTGTCTGCATAGTATCCCATACAGTTAGCCTTGCGTTCTTTAGGCTTGTCCCCATGAATAGGACACGTGCACCAGATGTTCTCTGGCATGTGTCTAGTGCATCGATTGCACATAATGTGGACTTACCCCACCTTCGACCCAGGACCACACACTTGAATCTGGCAGGATCGTGAAGGACGTGCCTTTGTCTTGCATGACACAATTTGTCAGGCTCCCACGAAGTCTTCTGATTCATTGACCTTAAAGTGCGGGCCATCCTGATAAGTTGTTGTCGCTTCATTATTGTCTCTTAAAGCTTGCAACATTAGACAAAGGAATGCATATAACATCACCTTGCTTCGTTGTTACTTCGACAAATTGTCCCTTAAGAACAATCTCTTTACAATCATGTGACTGAATTCTAGATGTACACCTTTCTTTGACATCATATATTTCAGCCAATGTTCGCAAATCAGATAACAGTTCTTTGGGTTGAGGTGTTACTGCAACTCTAGCTGCTGCTCTTTTCTTTTCAACAGATGTCTGGATAACATTTGCTTTCTTTCTTGCTGCCATTATACTAATTCTCCTGCATTCTTGATAGCTGATTCGCCTGGATCTTCTGCATGCCACTTCTTATTTGGCAGTCTTTCGTAATATCGAGTTAAAATGTAAGGGTTATATGTCCAAGCACTATTCTTTGTCCAGCCATCTTTCCAACGTGATACAACTTTATCATCTGAAAAGATTGGGGGTGGTGAATGTGTGAAGAATGCTGGTTCATGTCGATCAATTCCAGTTGCACGCAACATCGCTTGTGCTAGTCCTTTACTTGCATACATCTTCTTAACATACATGTAGTGAACAACA